TACACATGATCACCAGTCTTGGATAAGTATTACCATTCGGTTTCTATGCCGTTTGGAGACTCATCCTTCGACAAAACAAAGGAGAGATTGAGAGACGGGTACGCCGGTTATATCTAGCGTCTCCTTCTCTATGGCCTTGTTCAGTTCTTGAGACATAAGGAAGGGATTCCCCATTGCCTCAAGAATACCAGGTAGAGGGACACCTGTTATATTAATTGATTTATTATTTTCAATTAATCAGGTGTTCTTAGCAAATTCACAGAAAGTTTCACTTTCGTGGGTTTTGCTAAAGCTTATCTCTACACCTAGGTTCTTAATAACCTGTTTGTAGCGGTTAGCAACTGCCTGGTGACCGATCACCACGTCATCACCTAGTACTGCATAGTCCTTGAAGTTAACTATGTCTTCAAGATACGAACAGTACTGGATCACTACGTGATGGGACAGAGCAAACATCGCCCAAGAGCTATATGCTCCCATAGGCTGACCTGCATTATAATAATATTCCTTTCCATCATGATGGAAGGGATACTTTACCATAATGTCACGTCATGCTTGTGCGTATTGATCATTAGTCAGATAACTTAGGATTCCTTGTTGAAGATCAACAGGGAATCTATCAGTTGCTGAACTAAGATCAAGACAATGGTATGAGGGTCATTTACCTAGAAATGATTCAATCCCCATCTGATTATAAGTCATATCTTGACTTAATGATTTCAATACTCCCATGAGGGTCTTGTGTAGACCTAACATGGCAGTTTGAGATCAGTAATCTAAAATGGCAATTGGTCTATTCTTAAGTGATTTGTCCCTTACAACACTTAGTCTTCGGAGGAATGATTTAGAGGATACTTTCTCAGTTACTCAATGGGGAATAGTCGATAGACTATCCTTAAGAGTAAAGAGATAATCCTTTAAATTCTTCCCTCCTAGGATTTCTATGTTCTTCCGTAAATCGTTGGGAAGAACTTGCAAATCCCTAAGTGATGTACCCATTGCCTGACCATTTGGGCCCATCTTTGTTGAAAGATGGGGCAGGGTCCACTTGTTCTTATTAAGAAGAACCTCGAATTCAGTCTTGATTTGTGTTCCAAAACTTGATAAGATTAATCACCTTATTATGTCTTGGATTACTGATGGATCACCACTTGCCGGATCTACTATGGATCCGGGAGTTAGAGTTCCATCACCAAGATGAATACGAGTACTAGTTAATACAGTAAGTAGAGCTCTTATCCATTTGGGATTCCGGCTCTTGATGTGGTCGCGGATTATTCCGTTCTCACCTCTCAGGAGTTTCGGTATCCCATCTGGGTAGAGCCCGATTCTTAGGTCATTAACTAAAAGTGGACTTCCTGCAAGGTATCGAGTTAAATGCAACTGTAATTGTTTAACGACAAGAACAGTTTGTTTTAACCCTTTATCCTTAACCATTTGGTTCATACGTGTGGCGAACGACTTGTATCAAGTGATGAGAATCGCTTGATCTGGTTGTTGCACTACTATTCACTTAATAAGACCGACAGTAACATGTCGAGTTTTATTAGTTATAAATAGTGTTTTGTTTGTAGCGTATGTTTATAAGATTACCTTAAACGGTATACTTTTCAATGTACGCTCCCAAACCCTATATTGTGGGGTGCTAGCCCAAGCCAACTAGGTTTAGGCTCGACCCTAACAAATTAGGACACGCAGTGATTGAAAAGTTGGTTGTCGTTATAAGGATCGCTCCCAAGTCCATATGGAGGGTTTCGTGCGATATACGGGGTTTATCTCTAACGAGATAACCTCAACCGGCGGTTATGCTCTAACCTCTTGATTAGGGAGGTTAG